GATGACATGAAATCAGTCATTGGCATGACCAGCCTTGGCAATATGGAAAAAGAAATCAGTGGCAAGGGCATAGCTGCGAGGCAGAAAGAAAATGACATTGGCACATATCACTTTGTTGATAACCTTAGCCGGGCCATTCGCCATGCTGGTCGGATTATTGTTGATCTTGTGCCAAGCGTCTACACCGAGGCCAGGGTGCTTCGCATCATGGGCGAAGACGATGCGCCACAGACAGCAATGGTTAATCAGATGACCCAGATGGAGGGTGAGCCTGAGCCACGCATTTATGATCTGACCACGGGTAAATATGATGTGTCTGTCAAACTGGGGCCGAGCTACACCACGCAGCGTCAGGAAGCTGCCGACCAGATGATGCTGTTGGTGCAACAGTTCCCACAGGCTGCACCGATTATAGGTGACCTGATTGCCAAAAACCTTGACTGGCCCGGTGCTGAAGAAATGGCAGAAAGGCTGCAGAAGATGCTGCCATCTGCGCTCAAAGGCATCGACCAGGAGAAAGAGCAGATGAAAGCCCAGCTTGCTGAGGCTACGGCAGTTATCCAGCAGATGCAGGCTGATCGTACAATTTATGAGCAGAAAAACCAGATTGACAGCAACAAGGTTGCCCTGGATGCCCAGAAGGTAGTGACAGACAAATACCGTGCTGAGACTGATCGTATGGAAGCAATCGTCAAAGCACAGAAAGAAGGATCAACCGCACCTCTCATGGAGGAATTTCAACCAAACTCAATTATATAGGAGATATTAAATGTCAGACGAGGCAAACAATCCAGCGGAGCCGGAACTTGCTTTGGAAACCGAAAGCGCAGCACCCGAAACCGTAGAGGTAGAGGAAACGCAAGCGGTAGAGGAAGCGTCAGACGAGGAAACAGTCGCAAGTGAAGAAGAAGCAGGGGAGCCAGAAGAAGGCTCCCAATTTGTTTCAGTAGAGTATGACGGTCAGGAATATGAAGTACCGCCACAGCTTAAAGATGCCTTACTTCGGCAAAGCGACTACACACAGAAAACACAGAGCCTGGCAGAACAGAAAAAAGCTGTTGAGGCTCAAGCTGCTGCCATACAGCAGCAATCCGAATTGCAGCAACAGACTATTGAAGATGTTGCAGCAGTAAAAGCGATAGACCAGCAAATCGAGCAATATAATGCTTTGAACTGGGATGAGCTTTACAACCAGGACGTTGGTCAAGCGTCAGCTCTTGATAGACAAATGAGAGAGCTGCAAAGCCAGCGTCAAAATACGATCAATCGACTCAATGACAATCAAGCCAAAGCTCTCGATAACCAACGTGCCGAGCACGCAAGGGTTGTTGAGGAAGGCCAGAAGGTTCTGAAAAAAGAGATCGATAATTGGACGCCAGAGCTGGCTCAAACAATTGCTGCCTACGGTGTAAGCCAAGGGCTGAATGAGCAAGCTGTGGCAAGCATTACTGACCCTGTTCATGTGAAACTTATCGACAAGGCCAGACGTTACGATGAGCTGGTTGCCAAACAGAAGGCAGCCACGCCAAAGGCTGAACCGCCTAAGTCAGCGGTGAAGGTCAAAGGTAAAAGAGCATCAGCAACGAAAGACCCCGATAAAATGAGCATAGAGGAGTGGACAAAAATGCGAAATCTACAAGTCGAAAAGCGCAGACGCGCATAACTTTTATAAGGAACTTTTACAATGGCTAACTCTTTATTAACGCCTACAGCGGTAACTCGCGAGGCGTTGCGTGTGCTTCATCAGAAGCTCAATTTCGTTGGAACGATCAATCGCTCTTACGATGATCGGTTCGCACAGACTGGTGCAAAGATTGGTGACAGTCTTTCCATTCGTTTGCCAAACCAGTACACCGTCAGAACAGGTGCGACACTCAGCTCACAGGATGTCACTGAGCGTAGTGTCACGCTACAGGTTGCAACACAAAAAGGTGTTGATACAACCTTTACATCTGACGATCTAAGTCTGGACATTGATGACTTTTCAGATCGTATATTGTCACCAGCCATGAGTGTGCTGGCAGCTAACATCGAATCTGATGCTTTATCGATGTACAAGGACACCAACAACCAGGTGGCTGACATTGGTGCAACCATCACAACAAGTGATATTTTAACTGCATCAAAGACGTTGACAGACAACCTCGCGCCTTATGACGGACGTTGCCTAAACCTCAGCACCCAGGACAACATGGACTTGGTTGAGGTCATGAAAGGCTTGTTTAACTCACAAACCGAGTTGAGCAATAACTATCGTGAAGGTCGCGTTGCATCTAACACCTTTGGGTTCTCAGACATTATGGAGAATACCATGATGCCATCCCACACAGGTGGATCAGATGACGGCACTGGCGATTATCTTGTCAATGACTCTGGCACTATAGCTGAGGGCAGCACATCCATTACGGTGGATACTGGTGCTGGAACCTTCAAAAAAGGTGACATTGTTTATTTTGCTAGTGTGAACTCTGTTCATCCTGAGACAAAAGCTGACACTGGTAATCTGGCAAAGTTTGTTATAACGGCTGACGTTTCAGCAAACGCAACCAGCCTGCCAGTATCCCCAGCGTTGCGCTCCAGCGGTGCATTGCAGAACATTAGTGCAATGCCTGCAAACAACGCAGCGATACACAAAAACGAGAGTGATGACAGCACTGACATCGGTGCATCTGGAACTTTTGGAACTAGCCTGGCATATCACAAAGACGCTTTTGCTTTTGCAACGGCTGACCTTGTGTTGCCAACGGGCGTTGACTTCGCTGCTCGTGAGGTGCTTGACGGGATCAGTATGAGGATCGTTAGAGATTATTCGATCTCAGCAGATACATTCATCACACGACTTGATGTGCTTTATGGATTTAAGACAGTTCGCCCAGAACTGGCTTGCCGTATCCACATGAACTAAGGCGATTGGGGCTGCTGCAAGGCAGCCCCTTAGCTCTTTAGGGGAATAAAATGCCAAAAGTATTTATGTATAAAAACGGCACGGGCGAGCCTGAGATGTTTGATTCTGAGGATGTGCCGAAGTCGGGTTATGCGGATAGCCCAAAAGGTGCGATGGGCAAGTCAAAGCCTGCTGCCAAGAAAGCTGCTGCAAAACCAGCGACTAAAAAACGTGCGCGTAAAGACGGCAAGTTTGTTGCTGATGATCCAACTACACCAGATATAAATGAGGCTTATGAGCAATGAGTATCTCAACGCTTGCCGAGCTGAAGACTGCACTTGATACGGAAACATCAAGATCGGACATTGACTGGAGCGATTACATTACCAGGGGTGAGGCACGCTTAAATCGCAAGCTGCGTCTTTTGCAGCAAGAGACAAGCAACACCTTCACATTGTCTAGCGGTAGCAGCACACAGGCGTTGCCAACAGGTTTTGTCGAACACATTGATCTGTTTTATACAGATGATAACTATCAGCCCACGCAGCAAAGTCTTTTCAGTTTACAGGAAACGGCAAGCACGGGGCAGGGTCGGCCTTACTACTTTGCCATAGGCTCTGTCATACAGTTTGAACGCGAGGCAGATCAGAATTACAGTTTTACGCACAGGTTTCTCAAGAAGTTTGACCTGGCAACGGATGACACAAATGCCCTGCTGACCAGCTCACCTGATGCTTACATCTATGCTGCGCTTGCAGCCTTTTATATGAGGGCAAAGGACACGCAGGCTGTACAGTCAAATCTGAACTTGCTCGATGGTGTTGTTGCCGAGCTGAATACGCTTGATGCACGCAGTCGTGGTCAGGCACGTTTGTCTGTTGATTCTGGTCTGGTTGGCTCCAGACGCTTTGACATTAGCCGAGGCTTTTAATGTTTAACTTTGGGCCGTTCTTGCCGGATCAGGCTGATCTGGGTAATCCGGGCAGCACAGTTGCCAAAAATGTTCTACCAAGAACAGCTTCGACCTACGCACCATTTGCGTCACAGTCTGAGGTATCAACAGCCTTATCCAACAGGCCGAAGGGTGCTGCAAGTTTTACGCAAAGTGATGGCACAGTGAACACCTTTGCTGCTGACCATCAGGATTTATTTAAACTTGGCACAACAGCTTTTGCCAATGTCTCAAGGCAGTCGGGCAGCTATACGGTTGCGACAAATGACCTTGTAAATTTTATAAACTTCGGGGATCGGGTAATCTCGGTAGGTGGTCATAGTGACCCACCGCAGTCATTCGTGATGGGCACTGACAGTGCTTTTAGTGATCTGCTGGGCGTGCAGGCAACTTGCACAATTACAATTAGCAACTTTTCTAATCTTGCTACTGGTGACAAAGTGACCCTGATTGCTACAGATCAGACAAGTCACGATTTTACGACTGGTACGTCTGCAGGCAGCGGTACGTTTGTGGCTGAAACTAATAACGATACGACTGCTGAAAATCTAAAGGTACAGATAGCAGCTAACGCAAAGTTTACGGCTACACGCGCAGATGCTGTGGTAACAGTTACTCAGGTCACGCCTGGCATAAAAGGACAGACAACAGTCACTTTGACTGATGCTGGCAGTGCAGGCTTTACCAAGACCAATTTTGTTACTGGTGTAAGTTACGACATCAAGGCCAAGGCAATAGGGGTTGTGAAGGATTTTGTCTGGCTGGGCAACATAAGCGACAGCGATGGTGTAACACCTAATCGTGTTCATTGGTCTGGTATCAATGATCCAACTAGCTGGTTGACACCTGGCTCGGCTGCGGCTGCTGCCGTGCAGTCTGACCGTCAGGACTTGCCCACAGGTGGCGAAGTCATGGCGATCACTGGTGCTATCGGGGGCCTTGATGGTGTTGTATTTTCACGCAATTCCATATTCGGCCTTAGTTTTGTAGGCCCACCAACCGTATTCCAGATTAGTGAGCTGGAGCGTGATCGAGGGCCAATGGCCCGAAATAGTGTTGTTGGTGTTGGCCCGTTTGTTTTCTATTTAGGTGAAAGTGGCTTCTGGGCTTTTAACGGTAAAAACAGCACAGCTATTGGCGATCAGAAAGTTGACCGCTTTTTTCTAAATGACCTGGATCAGAATTATATAGATCGTGTCTATGGTGCTGCTGATCCAGTCTCGCGTTTAGTGTACTGGGCGTACCCCGGCAGCGGAAACAACAACGGTCAGCCCAACAAGGTTATTGTCTATAACTGGGCGGTGGATCGATGGACTACGGCTGAGATAAATCAGGAATATATGTTTAGAAACCTGAGTGTGACAAGGACACTGGAAGACCTGGACGATTTTGGCACAACGGAAAATCTTGGTATTAGCTTCGATGATGTTAGCTGGATCGGTGGCCTGACCAGCCTCAATGGTTTCAATGCTGATAACAAGCTGTGCAGATTTACAGGTGCTAACCTTGCAGCCACCTTGGAAACTCAGGAACTCGGTGGAACTGATCGAATTTATATAAATGCAATTAGGCCATACGTTGATGGCGGCACAATCACAGTTGGATTAAAGCATCGTGTTGCCCCAACAGACACAGTGACAGCAACCTCATTAAATGCTGTTGACGCGGATGGTCAGGCACATTTTACAGTTTCCACCCGATATGCCAGGGCTGTTGTTAATGTAGCAGCAGGCGGTGACTGGACTCATGCCCAGGGCGTTGATGCTGAAACAGTTGTTGATGGTGCAGCGTGAGTGTTAGCGAGTTTCCAGCACCGCCTCTTGATAGTCCTGATGAGACTTTTCATCGTAGGCAGATAAGCCAAAGCGTTAATAATCTGCTGCTTGGTCGTGCGAATAATGTGCTCGATGTGACGCTTGCTGCAAGTGCAGCCTCGACCACGGTGACAGACACAAGGCTGGGCATTAACACAGTTTTACTGTTCATGCCGACAACGGCTAATGCAAGTGCTGAGATCGGTGCAGGCACAATTTATGTTGGTCAGTCAAACAGGGTCAATGGCTCTGTTGTAGTTACGCACGCTAACAATTCGCAAACGGATCGTGTTTTTAAAGTGGTGATGGTGGGATAATGGCAACTGATTTTAAAGATTCAACTGGCAGAGTTTTTCCGCTGAATATGTCTGGAAAGCCACAGGGATATTTTGACGGCAACAAGTTTGTTTTCCCACAGTTTAAAAGAAGTTCTGCTGCCGTCATACCAGCGGTTGACCCTGTTATGCCAGTTGTCCAGCAGCCTGATTATTTTCGCTTGCCAGCCAACACACAGGAATTGCGCGATCAGGGCGGTGGCGATGTGATGACTGTTGATGATTTTAATGACACGAATGACATCAATCAGGACACATCACGTTATAATGAAATGGACAATCCACCCGGTATGTTTGGCAGCAACACTGGTTTTGGCATAAGTGCGCCAAGGGG